GTTCGCGGGCGAGGGCGTCGACATCCAGGACCGGCTGAACCTGTCGATCCTCAACCGCTTGACCACCGAGAGGTATCAGGCGTACCGGCAGCGCGGTCTGATCAATTTCGAGCCGGAGGAAGACCCTATGACGGGGCTGCCGGTGCCGCCGTTCCGGCCGGGCAGCGACACGGTCTGGACGGTTCCGCCCAACCCGCCGGGCGAGCCCCAGCCGACCTTCGTCGACCTGCCGCCATCGGACACCCGCAGCATCCTGGAGGCCTGTCAGGCCGACATGCGCTCGTTCGCGGCGGCGACGGTCACTCCGGTCTACTACCTGCCCGGCGGCGACATGATCAACCTGGCGGCCGACGCGATCCTGGCGCTGGACTCCGGGCACACCGCGAAGATCAAACAACGGTCGGGCTTGTGGACCGGCCCGCTGGCCGAGATGACCCAGATTGCGGCCGACATCGCCGGACTGGGCGTGGAGATCCTGCCGGAGGCGATCGCCTGGGCCAAGCCGGAGGCCTACCACCCGACGGCGACCGCCGACTACGTCTCGAAGATGGTGGCCGCGGGCGTGCCGCTGGCGATGGTGATGGAAGAGGTCGGCTGGGCGCCCGAACAGATCGAGCGGCTGCGCACCGAGGTCGCAGCCAACGAGCTACGGCAGGCGATGTTGCAGCGCACGGCCGCGGGCCCGGCTGGCAATACCGGGTCCGGCGGTACCGTTCCCGCCCGTGGGAGTGGATCAGCCAGCGGAACCGGCCCAGCGCGACCTGCCGCGCGTCCTGCCGGTTCCCGCCCGTAGGTCCGACGCCATCGTCATCGGCGCCGGAGTGGCGGCGTCGTTCGCGGTCATCCCGATCGTGGTGATCTTGTGCGGCATCGGCTTCGTGCTGATGTGGTACGCCGACGACGCGGCCCGGCGGAAGGCCGCCCGTGACCGTTGACGAGCTGGCGGAGATCCTGGCCAACGCCCGACGCGCGGTCGTGTCCACGGCATCGGCCCTGTTCCTGGGCATGCGGTCCTACCGGGAACCCGACGCCGAGGCCTTCGCTCGGCAGGTGCTGCCGCTGGTTCTGGCCGGTCAGCGCACCATCGCGCAGGTCGTGGCCATCTACACCGCCGAGGCCGCGCAAGAGGCGACCGTGTCCACGGCACGCCCGATCGGTATTTCTATACCGCCTCCGGCGATCCCCGACGTCGACGTGGTCGGACGCCTCGGCGACACCGACTTCCAAGTGGTCTACCAGCGCCCGTTCGTCACCGTCTGGGCCGAGCTGGCGCGCCGCGCCCCGGCGGATCCGGCCCGGGTGCCCGACCCGGTCGAGGTCGAGGGCTCGATGACCCGGGCGGTGGACAAGGGCGCCAAGCGGCTGGCCTCGATGGTCGACATGGACCTTCAGCAGGCCGCATCCCGGGCGGCGACCGCGGCGATGCGACGGCTGCCGCCGAGCGTGCGACCCACCCACTGGCGCCGGGTGCTGGTCGGCACCGAGAACTGCGCGCTGTGCACCGTGGCCTCAACCGTGCGCTACTCGATCGAGACCCTGAAGCCGGTGCACCCGGGATGCGACTGCCAGGTCCGTCCCGTCTTCCCCGGCCAGGACGACCCCGACGACGACAGTCTGCTGGAAGCCGCGCACGCGGCGGTGGAAGAGCTGACCGGCGTGTCGGATCGCGGCGGCCGGGCGGTCGACTTCCGCAAGGTCGTGCTGGCCTCGACGCACCGGCACGGGGAGCTGGTCGCGCCGCTGCTGGCCCGCCCGCGCGACGACTTCGCCGGACCGCGTGACATCCCCAGAGACCCGGCCAAGACCGATATCCCGGTCTCGACCGCAGATGGAAAGGATCGACAAGGGTGACGACGCCTGATAACAGTGGTAACGATCAGCAGGGTCAGGGCACCGGTTCCGGAACGGGACAGGACAGCACCACCCAGGGTCAGGGCCAGCAGGGTTCCGGAACGGGATCCGCGCCTGACACGTCCGATGCGGACAACTGGTCGGCCGAGGAGTGGCGGGCGTTCGCCACGGAGATCGGCCTGTCTCCCGCCCAGGTGAAAGAGCGCCTGGGCAACGCGCGCACGTGGGAGAAGCGCGCGAAGGAAAACCGCGAGGGCGCCCAGAAGGCCAGTTCGCTGGAACAGCAACTGGAAGAGCTGCGGCGCGAGCAGGCCGACCGGGATCTTCGCGACCTGGCACGGGCCACCCGGACCGCGACGACGGAGTTGCGGGCGGAGCTGGTCGGACTGGGGCTGTCGGATGCGGATGCGCGCGAGGCAATCGAGCTGATCGACAAGGATCAGTTGATCAAGGACGGCGAGCCGGACGAGAAGGCGATCAGCACGGTTGCCAAGCGTCTGGCGAAGGTGTCCGGCCGGGTGACACCTGATCGCGATCAGGGCCAGGGCGGCGGCGGCCAGAACGGCAGCGGCGCGTCGTCCATGAACACGTGGGTGAGCGAACGGGTCAGAGCGGCCCGCAGCAGGTAGGCGGAGGGGCATCGGCTCCCCGCCAGATGAGGAGGCAGGAAGCCGATGCCGTACAACAACGTGACGTCGCGTACCGACGTCGAGGCGCTGATCCCGGAAGAGGTCAGCCGCTCGATGCTCGGAGCTGCGACCCAGCAGTCCGCGGTGCTGCGGCTGTTCCGCCGGATCCCGGTGGCGAACACCCAGGTCCGCTTCCCGATCCTGTCGGCGCTGCCGACCGCCTACTGGGTGTCGGGTGACACGGGTCTGAAGCAGACCACCGAGATGGCCTGGGCGCAGAAATACCTGAACATCGAGGAACTGGCAACGATCATGCCGGTCCCGGAGAACGTGTTCGACGATCTTCAGAGCAACGTCTGGGATGACGCCGAGCCCTACCTGCGCGAGGCCTTCGCCCGTGCCCTGGACGCGGCCGTGTTCTTCGGGATCAACGCCCCCGCCAGCTTCCCGCTGAACGTCGTCGCCAGCTCGACCGCGGCAGGCAACACCATCACCGAGGGCACCGCGACCCAGGCCCAGGGCGGCTACTTCGGCGACGTGGACAACCTGATCGCGAACGTCGAAGAGGACGGCTTCAACGTCACCGGCTACGTGGCCGACGCGACCGTCAAGCGCAAGTTCCGGGCGGTCCGCTCGACCACGGGCGAGCGCCTGGACGGCAACCGCATCGGCGGCGACCTGGGCTCGATCGATGGCGACCCGGTGGCCTACGCGATGGCGGGCATGTGGCCCACCGGCGGCGGCGCGGGCACGAACGTCCGGATGCTGGCCGGGGACTGGCAGAGCCAGTTCATCGTCGGCGTGCGCCAGGACATCACGATGAAGGTGCTCGACCAGGCGGTGATCACCGACAACGCCTCCCCGCCGAACATCATCTTCAACCTGCCGCAGCAGGACATGATCGCGCTTCGGGTCAAGTTCCGCGTCGGGTGGCAGGTGGCCAACACGTTGAACAACCAGCGGCCCAACGAGGCCCAGCGGTACCCCGCTGCCGCGATGGTCTACTGACAACAAGCTCTAAAGATCAACACTTAGAGCAGGGAGGAAGTAGTCATGGCAGGAGTTACGGGCCGCGGGACCGGCGCACGCGCCGCGACCGTCGGCATCACGAACGCCAGCACGGCGGTCACCGCACCGGCCGGAACCTTCGACACCGTCAACGACGTGGGCCGGTCCATCACCGGGACCGGCATCGCGGCGGGCACCACGCTGACCGCAGTGGCCAGCGCGACCGCGGCGACGCTGTCTCAGAATGCGACGGCCACGAACGCGGCGGCGCCGGTCATGCTCGGCGAGCGCGACACCGCGGCTCGTCGGCTGACCTCGGAGCAGAACTTCGGCTTCCGCGGCTGGTCACCCGAGACCGCGGCCGAGGCGACGGCCTACCAGTGCACGTCGCCGCTGGGCGGTGCCGGACCCGGCGCGCAGGAGCCCTCGCGGATCACCTCGCCCACCCAGGGTCGGGACCGGCGCTTCAAGACGGTGAACCCCTGATGCCGCGCCGGAAGGCCGAGGAGAAGCGGTCGGAGACCGACGACGCGCTGGCCCAGGAACGTGCGGCCGAAGACCGCGAACTGGGCAACGACCCGAACCGGGACGCGAGCCTGTCCGACGACGAGCAGGCGCAGGCCCGCGACACCGAGGCCCGGCGCGCCGAGAACCGCGACCCGGACGGGAACGACGCCCAGCGCGTCGACGCCCCGGCCGAGCGGGGGGCCTCCGAGGACGACGGCGGCGAGGAGGACCGGCCGGACAACGACACGGTCCGCTCGCGCATCGCCGAGGGCCTGGGGATGAGCGTCGACGAGCTGGACGAGCGGTTCGCCGCCGAGCGGGGCCTGAACCCGGGCGAGCCCGCCTACTCGCACGTCCAGGCCTTCGAGAGCGGCTACGCGGGGTCCACCCCGGATCCGCTGCCGAATGAGGCCTACACGGTAAGCGGGCAGGTGACCGGCGAGGCCGCCGCGCAGGACCGGCGGGCGGCCTCCCGCGGGCGCCTGGACGACGTCGAGGCGGTACGCGAGCAGGCCCGGTCGAGCCGGGTCGGCGACGACGAGTAGGGGGAGCGCGGCGTGTCCATCTGGGCGCAGGTCGAGCACGTCGAGGACGCGTTCCGACCTCTCGCACCGCGGGAGGTTCCGCACGTACAGGCCGCCCTCGATCGTGCGGAGCGCGAAGTGGCGCGCTACGTCGACGTGGCGCAGCGCATCGCGGACGGGCGGACAACCTCGGCGGACGTGACCGATGCGCTCGTCCAGATGGTCGTGCGGATGATGCGCAACCCGGGAGGCGTGCGGTCCCAGTCGTCGGGGCCGTTCTCCCAGGTCATCGATGCCTCAGTGGCATCCGGACGCTTAGAGATCACCCGGGCGGAGCGTCGGGCGCTGGGGATGGGTACCGGGGCGGTGACGGTGGATCTGCTGGATCTGACCATCGCCGCCCCGGTGCGCCATCGGATCACCTCGTCGGGGCTGGTTCCGGAGCGGCTGATCCCATGACCTTCCCGTTCGGCGCCTCGGTCCGCGTGTGGCGCGAAGAGCGCAACCGGCTCGGCGACACGGTGCTGGTCGACGAGCGCTGGCTGGACGGCGTCGCGATCGCGCCGCGGGTGTCCAACGAAGGCGGAGGCGACATCCGCACGGCCGTAGTCACTCAGGGCCTGACGATGTACGCCCCGGCCGGGCACGGCCTGACCGCTCACCACCGGGTCGAGGTCGGCGGCGTGGTCTACCAGGTCCAGGGCGAGCCGGGGAGCTGGCGTTCCCCGCTGACCGACTGGGCGGCCGGAGATCAGATCGAGCTGGATCGGACGGAGGGGTAGATGGCCTTCGTCGACTACCGGCGCGACTCGATCGGCACCCGGAAGATCTTGCAGAGCGGCGACATGGGCGACGCGGTCGAGGCCGCAGCCGAGGACGCGGCCGAGCAGGCACGCCAGATCATCGCGTCCGAGGCCTACCTGACCGGGGAGCTGTTCTTCTCGGTGCACACCGAGCGCGCCGACCTGACCGGGCGGGCCAAGCGGGTGGGCTACGCGGTGGTCGCCGACGACCCGGCGGCCGTGCCGATCCAGTACGGCAACGTGCACGTCCCCCCGGGCCAGGTCACCGAGTACCTGGAAGACGGCGCGCGGCGGGCGGGCCTGGACATCCGAGGAGAACCTGGTGACTGATCTGCTGGCCAAGCCGTTCCCGGACATCGAGCTGGTGCTGTTGGACCTGCTGGATCCGCTGCTGCCGGGGGTCGAGGTAGTGACGGCGCTGCCGACGGCGCTGACCGGGAAGATC